GGATGAGTTCCTAGATGGTGAGGTAACCGAACAGGGCCTCAACATCCAAACTGCCTACTCGCAATTAAAAGCAAGTAGGAAGTGGTTCAAAGACATCTCACTTAGAGGTACCTTTGAAGCAGCCCAGGGGGAGATCGAAGACTCGATTCCCCACTGGTGCAGGCAGTTCGTGAACGTGTGGGCACGCACGGACCGCTCGAAAGGCGCCAGGAGAGCATATCTCCTTGGTGTCCTTTCACAGACAAGGGGTTGCGGAACTCCGCCACCTCTTGTCGTATTGCAGTCTAAGGTCAAATTCCTTAAGGCCGTTTCGACTGCAAGACCGCCTGATCACCCTACAGAGAGGTTGATCAGACGGAAGGCCCTTGAGAAAGTAATCAACGGATTACCTCAAGAGGCTTTCACAGGACTGGCCACTAAGGCTAGGGTCACTGTGAGTACCGCCGCTTCCTGGGAAAAGACCAGGAACGAAGGCGGGACGATAGAGGCTACAAGGATGATCCTTGAGTCTCTACCGATCGGCGAGGATGTTCCTATCAGGAACCTCCACACCGGAAAAGTCGAACGTTACAAAAATCGTAACGGATTCGACTCTACCGGAGAGGTGATCTTCTGGCTCTCGCTAGATCACGTTCTCCGTACACCACCGGACTTGCTAAAGCAAGCCTTCTTGACGGTGGTGAAGGAGCCTGGTAAGGCGAGAAGCGTTACCAAGGCCCGTGTTTGTTTAAAGATCGTTCTAGATCTTGTAAACAAACTATGTTCCGCGCCCCTAGAAAAGGGGATACGGAGCAGTGCATCCGGGATGGGCAAAGCCAATCACGGGTGGAACCTCTTTTGTCGAATGATGTCAGACGACTTAAGAGATATGGTTTTCTCCCTCGACTCTCGAGAAGAAAACCCATATGAAGGCTACGTCGAAAGGACGGACACCTTCAAGGACCTCTTCGTAACGTCAACTGACTACGAAGAAGCCACAGATCGGTTGACACATAAAGTGGCATCAGATCTCGGAGACGCATGGATGACCAAATGTGGCATCCCTCGTCTGCTCCGTGGAATCGTACACAACACGTGTTTCGTTCCACGAAAGATATTCTTCTACGCCAGTGGCGTATTGGAGAATATCGGCACGGAAGAACCTGATTATGGAATTAAGGTTCGATCCGTCACTATGGTGTGCGGTGTCCTAATGGGGGACCCGCTAACCAAAGTCGTGCTCCACTTAACCAATGTGGTAGCACGAACAGCAGGAGAAGGATTATTTGATCCTAACTTCTACTCAATGTTTGCTAATGCCAACGCGGCACAGCAAGCATTCATGCGCGGAGTCGAGAGACACTCGACGTAAACGCACTCGTGTGTAGGAAGACTGGATGGTCCGACTACACTGCAAAATACCGCCCCCCTCGGGGGAGCAAG